CAACTATGTCATTGCCTACTATTACTTCCTGCATATATGGCACATCATCTTTAGTATCTTCCATATACTTCTCTACAGTAGCGTTAGTAGGTTCTATTATATATTGGTCATATCTTTTCTCTATATAGTCATGTATAGTATTACCTATATGCAATCCTTTGTTTTTAATCTCATTCCACTCCTTTAACATTGCTTCTTGTGTAATACCACGCTCTTTAGCTTTCTTCTTACTCCAATACTCTGTATCAAACTCTGGCTTAAACTTACCAATCAGCTGTGTAACACTAGTCATTCTTTTACCTGTGTTAGCATTTATATATTTATGCGCATCATCGTCATATTGTATGTGTTTAAACTTTTTATACCAGTCTTGTCTAAATTCAATATAATTCATTTAATATGTTTTTCATAGGTACGCCTACATTTAGTAACCAAGTTTCTACCTTAAAGTTAGGGCAGGTCTTCTTACTAAACATATAATGGCCTCCAACTAATATATCTGGATGCCTTAATATCATATATTTAATATATGTTTCTAGTGTAGTCTTTTGTGCTTTTGTCCTAGTATCTTTAGGTTTGCCTTTTGCATCTAATCCCCCTACATAACATATATGTCTTGCTACGTCATTAACACCTTTAGCACCATTACTTATCTCCCAGTTATCTACATACTCATCTGTATTAAACGGTACAATAGATTCTAAAGTTCCATCTAATAACACTAAGTCATTATAACCAGGTACTTTCCATCCTCTACCACCTAACTTTTTAGGATTGGTATGCCAACTAATTATATCACGCTTATCGTAATGCTTACCCTCTACTGTAGCAGTACAATGTATTACTAGATATTTAAGCTTCTCCATTCTATTACTCTTTTATGCTCTCTCTTTAACATATCTTTATATTGCTTCTTATCACCAAACTTTATATGACAGTTTCTACACAACGCCATTAAATTATCTATATCATTTAACAAGTTTTTATGTTTAGACCTAGCTTCAATATGATGTATGTCAACTGCTTTTGAATTACAGATTTCACACGGTATAAAATCTTCTAACCCATAACCAAAATACTTTAAATATTCTTTAGTATAACTTTTCATATATGTTTCCAGATTTTTTTATTTACTATTCTACTTATCAAATTCTGATGTACGCTATACATAATTGCAATATCTTTTTGTAAATATTTGTTCGTTTTATTTAGTTTTCTAATATTTAGAACGTCTTTTTCTTTTAGTTTAGCGGCTCTATTATTTACACCTTTATTTCCATTTTTACGGGGTAAAAGGGTTTTTCTTGTACCTTTATTCCACGGCCCGTTTTCTTTTATATATTTATTAATTGTATTTTTTGCGTGCTCTTTATATTTTTGTTTTAATTCTGGCCTATCTTTGTAAAACTTTCTCAGCTTAATTTTTATTTTATTTATACTTTCTTTATTTAAAGTATATTCATTTTCTCCGCCGTTAGTTAAATTTAAACATTTTCTGTTAGGCCACTTATTCTTAGCATATTCAATCCAATATTTTTCTCTGTTTGATGCTGTTTTTCTATCCGAACATTTTTCAAGTGTAAATCTTCTAAAGTTTTTTCTTTTGTACTTTTTAAACGAATCATTTAAAGCTTTACCAGAACCTAAATAATATTTTTTATTACCGTTAGTAATACCAATATAGAAAGCTTTCGTTATTTTATTAACTGTAATATACACAATCATTTAGTGTGTTTTTTCATTTTAACATTGTTGGTGTTGCTCTTAATACGTTGTTTCTAACATCGTTTTTTTCTATGTTAAAGTCTACCATCCATCCACCTATAGGTTTAGGTAGTCCTATCTTCTCTACTGCAAACCCATTACCTGTCTTAAACTCATTTTTATATGTGCCTAACTTTAGATGTATTTGGTCTTCCAAAGTTACATCATAAACTTTATTTAACTTATACCTTGTGTGTAACATCATCCATTGGTCGTGTGTATGTCCAGTTACTATCATATCTGCATCTGGTACTACAGCACCAAACCTCATTACACTTTGTGTTCCTTTGCTTATTATACCACCCCACAAACCATGGTGGTAGAATATTTTATATGGAAAGTAAGTATTCTTTCCTTCATATTCATATACTGCTCTTACTACAAAAAAACCTTGGTAATCACCTTCAATAACTTGACTACCTTGTTTTCTTAATTCATAGCATAACCAAGTTAATGTCTGTACTTGTGTATGTTTAGCTACACTAGTTTCATGATTACCATTACTTATCATTGCTATATTTTTAGCGTATGGCTGTAACCACTCTGCGGCATCCATTACTACTTTTTGTAAGTAGTTAGGTGCATAGTGTTCTGCTCTAGCTGTATTGCTTCTACGCATGTCATTTCTACCTTCCATCAAATCAAAGAAATCACCTATAATAATTATAGCAGCATCTTGTTCTACTGCAGTATTTAAGTGTTTCTTTAATAGCTTTCTATCACAATCCTTACTATCCCAATGTACATCACTTATAACCATTAAAGGCTTTAAGTTTTTAGTAGTGTAATAGTCTACTGCAATAGCCATATCACTTAATCTTGATACTTTCATCTTTTCTTTTTAATCCTACGTTCTTGCGCTAACATAGCTTTAGTAGGTTTTTTAGGTTTTGCACCTGACTTTTTATTACGTTTAGCTGTTTCTCTTATATTGTTCCACAGACTGTTTTTTACTCCTAGTTTATTCTTTTTCATTAGCATTTCCATCTTCGCCTTGCTTGGCGTATTCTTGAATTAGGGTTATTTCTTGTTTTAGCACTACTACGCTTTAATTGTCCTAACGACCTTGCACAATAACTTTTACGTCTTTTGGCTGCTTTACTACCTTTCTTTACTTTGCCTGTAACTGCTGTTTTTAATTTACTCCCTGGGTTAGCCTTTCTATATGCTCTAACACCTTTAGCAGTCATACCTGCACCAGACTTTGTAGGCCTGTAATTAGCACCTTTACCTTTAGTTGTTTTTGGGATTGACTTTGCCATATTATTTCTTATTCATTCCTTTCATCTTCTTACCACTAGCAGCTGCTTTCTGAAACTTCTTCTTACCATACTTCTTCCTACCTATAGATGCTGCTATAGCATCTGCTGCTTCTTTACCCTTACCGCTTTCCTGTATCTTACTAGATAACTTTTTAAATCCTATGTATGCCATGTTAATTATTTTGTTTATATTTGTATTGACAATACGTGATTCATTAATCCTATTTTCAAAGGTAAAAGTTGATTAACAAGGCCAGTGTAAAAGCTGGCCTATTTTTATTTAACAACCTTTCTTCATTCTACCACCATTCTTCATTTTAGTTGTTTTCTTTAAATTACCTCCATAAACCATCTTCTTCTTTACTGTTCCACCATTCTTCATCATTGGCTTCTTAGCTGTTGCAGTCTTCTTTACTGCTGTTGTTCTACGCATCATTTTGTTTCATTTTTAATTAATACTGTCTGTACATCAAGGCTAGCATATTGGCCTTCACCTATTCTGTATAGTTCATATACATCATCTTCTACAATAAGCTGAATATAACTACTTCCTACAGGTATAACCTGCACAGTATTATCACCATAAGTAAGTACTAAATCTTTATCAAGTTTAGCATCAACAATATCTACATTAGGCATCTTTAGTTTGTAGTCACCTGTAATAGCCTGTGATAATCCAGTCTTACTAATTAATACTAAATCAGTATTAAATGTATTAGATAGCATACTGTTAATCTTGCTTGTGTTTTGGATAATTACATTCTTTTGAATTACAATTCTTGCTGCTTCTGCAAGTGTATTAAATGTTCTTTCTGTGTTCTCTACATAAAACCTTATAGTTTCTATACTATCACCTACTGGTTTTTCATTTAACTGTCTTTGACCATTATCTAGTAACGATTCAGTAACTTCAAAAAACTTACCTTCTCGCCACTCTAAATAAACTGTGTCTTTAACTAGTTGCTGTGAAAAACAAATAGTAGTTAGTAATAAAGCTGTTCCTGTTAATAAACTTTTCATATTTATCTAATTTTGCGTAATATAATTCTATTTCCGTTTGTTTCTGTTACAAAGAAGTTAGAGTTAAATTCTTTATTAAAATAATCTCTATTGTCTGCTTCTGTAAAAAAGTTCTGTAGTTTACATCTATTTTCTGTGTATAAAAGAAACTTTCCTGTCCTACCACCATCTTTTACAGTCCAGTCTTGGTTTGTTTCGGTAGCATTCATAAGTCTATCTACAGTAAACCATATAATGTTACCTCCATTAACCCTTGCAATCCACTTACCTTCATAACCACTACCAAACTTTAGTCTGGTCATTACAAAAAAGCCATAGCCATACATATCTCTGATAATATTGTTTACAGGAGCATATAGTCTTGCTAACTTTTCTCTGTCCATTAACCTTGCAGCATCTACCCAATTCAAACTTTCGTTTCTGTATATAATGTTAAAGGCATATTCTGCTACTTCTGTACTATCCATTATTCTGTCTATTGGCTTAATTACAGGTATTTTACTATTAGCTAATAATGTGCTTTCGTATATAATAAACCCTGTCTGTGAATCACTTGTTCCAGTTGTTTCTTCGTCTGGAAAGTAAGTAAAAGGTTCGTAGTAAATAGTGTCTGGCACTTGTGCCTTTGTTACCTTTGCTATTAAGGCTATTACTATAAAAGCGACTATATGTAGTGCTTGATAGAATGTTAGTAGTTTCATATTTATTTATTTTCTAAATTTTCAATTCGTGTTATTAAGGATTGGATTGTAGTTTCTAAATCCGTTATCTTTTGTTCTTGAGTTTCGATTATGGCTTGTTGTTCTTGTATGGCTTTGGTTAAAATAGAACTAAATTTATCGTAATGTATTCCCTTGTACCCATCAACGTTATTTGTAAATACTAAATTTGGAAATATTTGCTCAACTTCTTGTGCTATCATACCTAAATCAACTCTATCTGTTTCGTCAATCCAATTAAATGTATATGTATTAATACCTAATAATTTATTTAACGTATTCTCCAATGGTTGTAAATTAGTTTTTAGCCTTACATCAGATGTATTAGTCGTTAATGTTCCATCAGATGTATAATGTAATGCCCCAGCACTTGCTCCACTACCAATACTTCTAAATCTTGCATTACCATCTACATCAAGTGTTTCACTCGGACTACTCGTACCAATTCCTA